CATTAGAAAAAATAAAAAAAAACTTGGAGAGTATTATGAAGGTCATCACATAGTTCCAAAATGTTTAGGAGGAACAGGGTGGGCTACCCAATACGATCATTTGAATATAGCTTTATTAACTGCTAGAGAACATTTTTTATGCCATTGGCTATTACATGAAATTTATCCTGAGAATTATAAGCTAGCAAAAGCATTTAGCATGTTGTGCAGTGTAAAAGATAAAAATCAAGTTAGATATACACCTAGTAGTAGAATAATTGAATACGCTAAAATAAAAAGTTCTATTTTACATTCTAGCTATATGAAAAATGAATTTTGGTCAGACGAAATGAAACACCACATGTCTAAAATTCACAGTGGAAAAAAACATTCATTAGAAACTAAAAAAATAATGAGTGAAAAAGCTAAAAATATTTCAGACGATTTAAGAGAATCTAGAAGACTTAGAGGTCTAAGTATAGATAATCCAGCTAAAAGATTAGATGTTCAGAAAAAAATGAAACATAGAGCGCTAAAAAGAAAGAAGGTGCACTGTCCTTATTGTGATAAAGAAGGGGCAATAAATCAAATGAAACAATGGCATTTTGAAAATTGTAAAATTAAAAACACAGCTAATGTTTCTAAATAAAACAACAGATCAATCCAACTTGGACATGTCCAACGGTAGGGACCTAAACTACTACTTGAACATGACAAAGGATTACAAGCACGATTTTACGTTCAAAGTAAAACAGTACGATGGATTCAACATAGTCGACGATGGAGAATTCCAATTCGGTACCAAAGCAAAGATGGGAGATTTCATGATCTCTCAAGTAAAAGAGGACGCAATGGTTTACGTAGCGCCAAGAACAGGTTACGCGCCCTATTCTCTTTGCTATTTGGCCAAGAAGTACAACAAAAAATTGTATTTAGTTATGCCAGCTTCCAAAGAGGCTTCAGAGCACCAACTAACCGCAATAGAAAACGGTGGAATTCCCTTGTTCGTAAAGATTCCGGCGATGCCTACCGCAAACATTTGGGCAAAGCAGTTCGCAGAAAGAATCGGTGCAAAGTATTTACCTTTCGGTTTAAAACACGAGATGGTGGTTGCCGGTGGAGTTAGAATATTCCACGATAATTTTAAAAACACCGATATCGAAACAATGTGGACAGTATTTTCTACTGGAGTTTTATCTCGTACTTTACAGATAGCTTTACCGAACACCAAATTTAATGCGGTTGCTGTTGCAAGAAACGTACAGGACGGAGAACTCGGTAGAGCTAAATTCTACACTCACGATAGACCGTTCTTAAAAGCTTCAAGGGTGCAGACTCCTTTCGATTCTATACAAACATACGATGCCAAAGGTTGGGAGCTCCTAAAGAGCCATGGACAGCAGGGGGATTGGTTCTGGAACGTGGCCGGTAATATGCCTAAACCAACGATTAAACCCAAGGACATCGATTCAAGTCGCGAGTGGGGAGACTTCAAGGACTTCAAGGCCTACTACAAAGATTAATTTTACTGGATCCCACTATTTTTTATATTTATTCCATGAAAACAGAATCAGACTACATGAGTCCATTAAAGCTAGTAATTCTACTGGAAGAAATAATGTCCGAAGTCGGTGATCTCGATAAGATGCTTTCTTACCCAGTAAAAAAGATCAACGACTTGCAGTACTCTTTTGACATAAACCAAGACCTAAGCGCAGTTGTCAAATTTAGCACAGGAGATATCGATCAGAATTTATTGAACGGCCTTAAAATTCCTGGCAACCCATCGGCAGATAATACCTACAACGTTGGATACATAATTAACGGTACGGACACCCAAGCAAAAAAGCTGGACTATTCTACCCTAATAAAAGTGCTAAAGACAGTATCCGAAATAACGATACAGTTCGTTAAATCGCACAAACAAGTTGAAGCTCTTTTATTTTTGGCCATGTCAAAAACCGGGCAACCCATTAACGGCTCTTATTCCGACCCACAAAAGCACAATCTTTATAAGGCCATTCTTATAAAAAACCTAAACAAATTGGGTCAAGATTGGAATTACGGTCAGTTTAAATTATTGAACATACCTACGTTGGTACTATTTAAAAAAGAAAAATAATTGTTATGAATATACTAGAAGAAGCAAATAACATCGTAAATAAACGATCACAAGAAAAAGAACGTCAGTACGGACCATTCTCTGAAGGTATGGATAGAGCCGCAATGATTATGCGAGGAATGACCGGTAAAGATATTACTGGCGAAGATATGTATGCAGCTCTAATTGCACTAAAGCTTTCTAGAGAGTCATATAATAAAAAGTATGATAATCTGCTAGACGCGATTGCTTATTTGGGCGCTAAGTATAATCATTCTAAAGATGAGTATGATGCTACAAAGTAAGTAACTTTTTTGATTCAATTTAGATATTTATTATAAAATATGTACATTTACAAAACTACTTGCTTAGTAAATTCTAAAGTTTATATAGGGATGTCCACAAAAGACGATGAAAATTATCTTGGAAGTGGATCTGTGATAAAGAGCGCAATCAAAAAATACGGTAAGCATAATTTCAAAAAAGACATTTTGGAATACTGTGATACTTTTGAAAAATTGTGCCAAAGAGAAATTTATTGGGTAGAATATTATAAAAATCTCTTAAAAGAAAATTGCTATAATGTATCTTCAGGAGGTAAAGGCGGCAATTGGAAAATGTGGATGTCTGAAGATAGAATTAATGAAGTGCTATCTAATTTTAAAAAAGCTAATGATTTAAAAAAAGGAAAATACTCTTCATGGAATAAAGGACTTAAATATTCCGAAGATATGATAGAAAAACTAAGCGTAGCTCACAAAGGAAAAAAACAAAGTAAACAAACTGTAGAAAAAAGAGTCTCTAAATTAATAGGTAAAAAAAGAAATGAAGAGCAAAAACAAAATTTATCAAAAAGCTTAAAAGCGGTTTATAGTAATGGTTTTTCTAAGGAACACAAAATGAAACTTTCTCAATCTCGTAAAGGCGCTATAATGCCAGAAGAGACTAAACAAAAATTGAAAAAAGAGAAAGTAAAAGTAGAATGTCCTTATTGTAAAAAAATAGGAGGGTATCCAGTAATGAAAAGATACCATTTCGAAAACTGTAAACTACAAAAACAATGTACAGAATGAACATTCAGAAAGTAAGAAACGTAAAAACACCAAGTAGAGGCACGAGCCAATCAGCAGGTTTGGACTTCTACGTACCAGAGGATTACGCAGGAGTTGTGTTGAAACCAAACGAATCGGTATTAATTCCATCGGGTATCAGAGCTCACGTACCTTCGGGTTACGCTTTAATCGCATTCAACAAATCGGGCGTTGCAGTTAAGCAAGGACTTTCTGTTGGAGCATGCGTAGTGGACGAAGATTACGAAGGAGAAATTCACTTACACTTAATCAACACGTCTAACGCTGCAACAGAAATCAAAGCTGGTCAAAAATTAACCCAATTCGTGTTAGTTCCAGTAAGTTATATGGACGTACACGTATTACCAGAATTGCCTCAAAGAGACACAGAGCGAGGAGCAGGTGGATTCGGATCAACAGGTATATAATGAACAAACAACAGAAGTTAGATAAAACATTTATCAACATCGCAAAGGAAATAGGCCTATTATCGTACTGCACCAGATCAAAAGTGGGCGCAGTGTTGGTGAAGGACGGTAACGTGATATCTTTTGGGTACAATGGGACACCGGCAGGAATGGACAATTCTTGTGAAGATAAGAAGCGAATGTCGTCTGATGCTGGAGGTTGGTTAGATCAAGATACTATAGATGAATTTTGGCCATTTGAAGATGATCTAGGAAAATATAAATTAATCACCAAACACGAAGTATTGCACGCAGAGTCCAATGCCATATTGAAAGCGGCAAAATCAGGTAACTCAGTAGAGGGCAGTACTTTGTACTTAACACTTAGTCCATGTAAAGAGTGCTCGAAACTTATTTTACAATCGGGTGTTAAAAAAGTTGTATATTTGAATACATATAGAAATTTAGATGGCATACAATTTTTATCACAATTTATAGAAGTAGAAAAATATGATATATAAAAACGCCACAGACGCATTCGAATTACTATTTAGCGATATTAACGCCAACGGAGAATCATTCGCTGGTACTAAAGCTAAGTTCAACGTTTCATTTACACTAATGGATCCTAGCGATAAAGTGATCACTACAGTAGAACGTAAGTTCAATGCTGATTATGCAAATTTTGAATTTGATTGGTATTGTGCAGGTAATAGAGATGCAAAAGAAATAGGAGAAAGAGCAAAGATTTGGAAGCAGATGATGGTTCCTGGTACCTCTAACGTAGTTTCAAATTATGGATATTTTTGGAACTACAACGATCAATTAAATAGAACTATTAAAGAAATAAAAAATAACAAAGAAACAAGACGGGCTATAATAGTACATTATAATTTAGATGAATTAGATTTATATAAGTACGATACGCCTTGTAATGTTGCTCTTAATTTTTACATAAAAGACGATAAGCTACATCTAACAGTATTCGCAAGAAGTATAGATTTATGGTATGGATTTGGAAATGATCAATATTGTTTTGCAAAATTAATGGAAAAAGTATCTAACGAAACTAATTATAAAATAGGGCAAATGCACTGGCACATTACCAATATTCATTTATATGAGAGACATTGGAATAAATTTTAGCATATTTATACTAGATTATCTTCTACTACAAGATATATCTAATAAACTTATTGGTCCTTTAAACTTAGGAAGGTAGTAGCTCCTTTGTTTTTTGGACCTTTTCTTTTTTATGTCAAAAGGGTATACAAAAAATTATAGAAAAATATGGACGGATCATTTTGGAGAAATACCTATAGATTCTGATGGTAGAAGCTATGATATACATCACATAGATGGAAATAAAAATAATAATCAAATAGAGAATCTAATCACAGTATCTATAAAAGAGCATTTTGATATTCATTTTAAGCAAGGGGATTTTGAAGCTTGTAAAGCTATTAGTCTAAGATTGCAAAATTTCAACTTTAAAGGATATTCTCAATCGGAAGAAACAAGAAAAAAAATAAAAGACCACCACTTATCAAAAAAAGAAAATCATTGGTCTAAAAGGCAAGAGGTCAGATTAAAAATAAGTGAATCTACAAAAGGAGAAAAAAATAATAATTATGGTAAATATGGATCTCTCCATCATAATTTTGGTAAAAAATGGAAATTAACAGAAGATCAGGCGGAAAGACGAAGAGGTTCTAATAATTCACATTCTAGAAAAATATATCAATATTCTGAAAATTTAGAACTAATTAAAGAATGGAAAACATTAAAAGAAGCCGCCACTCATTATAAAATACACTCTTCTGCAATAGTTAACTCAATAAAAAGAAATAATAAATCTAAAGGCTTTATTTGGAGTTATCTACCACCAAAAAAATAAATTTCTCCCGTCTACCTGTATTGAGTATATTTACCTAAATAAAAGTTATGATCGCAACCAAACTATCACGCGAATTTTTACAAGACCAACTGTCCAACTTAACGCCCAAACGATACAATCAATTTGTTTGGTGGAGACGTTACGAAGTTAGACAGACATTACCCGACAAATCTCCTTTGTACGACAAGATAATTAACGGAGATTACGAACACTCGGATTATTACTATCAAGCACAGATGGAAAACTATCTATTGGCCGACAAGATCAACGGCATTAGATTCTACGAAGATCAGCTAGAACACAGAAGTCTATTCGGTGCTAGATGGAAGCGATTAATTGACGATTACCAAAAAGAAGAAAAAGAAATTCTGAGAAAGATGAAGAAGGACTTCAAAGCCACTTTCAATATACATCCAGACGAATTGGAGCTCATTATGGAAGACTTTGACAGTACTACCTTAGAATTATACGACCACGTAAAACAACTGACCAGAGAGCGCAGGGAACAAAACTTATAACCATGTATAAAGTAAAACAATTTTTTAGACGCATCTACAACCTGTACAGATGGTTACCCATTATTTGGAAGGACCAAGATTGGGACTATCATTACATTTGGGAAGTACTTAAATTTAAACTAAAGAATCAAGCCGAGTATATTAAAACAAAAGGACATCACGTAGATAACGAAAGAGACGCGCAGAGAATGATGACTTGCATAAGATTAATAGAAAAACTTCAAATTGGGTATTACGAACACGAGTACACAGAATATCACGAATCGGAGTCTATATTCACTCCAAGCGAAAAGTGCGAAGATTGTTTCGAATGGGACTTAAAATTAGTATCGGAAAGATTGGACGAATATTTTGTAAAATATCCTCGTATGTACGTTATCGTTGAAAACATGGAAAAACCTCCATTTTCAACTGATACAAAATTGGGTATAGCTACTAATATTGGTCACATAAATCACTTAAGAGCTACAAGAATTTTATTCGATATATTAGAAAATCATATATTCGAGTGGTGGGACTAAACAAATAAATTATTAAAAATCAAAAAATAGAGTTATGTTAGGAAAAGTATTATTAGTATTGATCGCTGCTATTACAGCAGGTTGGATTATTTACGAATTTAAAAGAGCTCCATTAATGGACGACGACGGTAATATTATTGAAGAAAACAAAAAAGATTAAAATGAAAAAGTACGTTAAAGGTATTTTGGGTTTGGCCACTGTTGCTCTATTGTTAATCACCATAGAAGGACAACAAAGACAAATCGCCAAGTACAAACAAAACGAAGTTATAACAGATTCGTTAAGACAAGAGTTATTTAACACTCAAGCAGAATTGGGTAGATACGAAATGACCCTAGAAATACTTAAGGACGGCGAAGACAAAAAAGCCGCACAAACGTTCGAAAACGTTTTAACAACACAAACAGAGTAATGGATATAATATACGGAATTCTATTCGGCGTATTGGGCCAAATGGGATCTTTTTTACAATTACAAGGAGCTATCAAATACGGATGGTACGAAAAGTACATGTGGCTGATACTCTTGATGAGTGTGCCTTTGAGTTGATGCTACATCAAGTCGGTTCGGTACTTTGTTCATGGATTCGCCGGAGAAATTTGGCCGAGTAGATTGATAGGCTTTGCTGTAGGAATAATCGTATTTACGACCATGAGCATTATTCTATTTAGAGAACCCTTTAATTTAAAAACTTTACTGAGTATATTACTTGCTTTCAGTATAGTTGCAATTCAAATATTTTGGAAATGAAAAAAATAATTTTGACGATCTTTTTATTGTGTACGCTAATGAGCTGCACTTCGCAACCTACGATAATGACAATCCCTAACGATAGTCTTACAGTAAAGGACGTAGAGCTGGCCGTTTACTCTTTGCCTTTTAAGTTTAAAAGAATAGTAGTAGCGCAAGCTGTATTAGAAACTGGTTGGTTTACTTCTAAGAACTTTAAAGTGAACAATAACCTTTACGGCATGAGAGTCCCTTACAACAGAATGACCACGGCCGATACTTCCATCAATGGATACGCTCACTACAAAAAATGGGAAGAAAGCGTGATAGACTACTACCTAATGCTTTCTGTTAGAAACGACATCAAGAGCATAAACACAGAGCAGGCCTATTACAATTACTTGGATTACATATACAGCGAGGTAGGACGTAGCTACTCGTCCCAGTTAAAAGACATTATAGTTCGTCTTAAATTGGACGATTTCGACAACGATACTAAAGTGGTTTATCACTCTAAGAAGTTTATACCGAAAAATAAAACTCCCAAGAAAAGGTCGAGGCGCATGAAATGGAACCGGTGATATTTATATACATGAATAAAGATATTACGATAGTTATTCCATGTAAAAATGAAGGCCAAGGTATTATAGAGGTCCTAAAGTTAATCGTAAGACAAGGACTGGATTGTCAAATTATCATAGCTGATTCTTCCAAGGACAATACTTTCACCTTGATGCACAACTATAGATCCAGATCTCCTCAAGTAATAAGAATAATAGAAGGTGGATTGCCTTCGGTGGCCAGAAACAAGGGCGCAAAATTGGTAACCACGCCTTACGTTTTATTCCTTGATGCTGACATGTATCTAAAGGACAAAAACCTTGTCAAAAAATGTTTGGAAGTAGCCAAAAAAGGAGATTACGATTTGGTTACTTGTAAGTTTAAAACTTTGGGTGGTAAATTCAATTGGGTGTACAGGGTATTCGATGTTATCCAATTGTTAAGTTCAAAGACTAGGCCCTTTGCCATAGGTGGATTCATGATATTTAAAACAGATACTTTTAATAAATTAGGAGGATTCAATGAAGAAGACAAAGTTGCTGAGGACTATCATCTCAGTTCGAAAGTTTTGCCCAAAAAATTTAGAATCGTTAATTGTTATGCACATACTACGAGCAGAAGATTTGATAAGAAAGGTGTATGGTATATGATCAAACTGGCTTGGCAATCTTGGCTGAACAGAAACAACGATGAATGGTTTAAAAAAGACCACAATTATTGGACATGATTAAATACAAAGCGATCATCGTATCGGATCTACATCTTGGCACAAAAGACAGCAAGGCGAAGGATTTCATGGAATTTTTGGACAAACATCCAACCGATCTTTTAATATTGAACGGCGACATCGTAGACGGCTGGGCCTTAAATAGAGGATCCAAATGGAAGAAGCAACACACCAAAGTCATATCTAAATTATTAAAGATATCGAACAAGACCAAAATAATTTGGATCAGAGGTAATCACGATGAGTTCTTGACAGAATTTATCGGTACGCATTTTGGTAACATAGAGATAAGAGAGGACTACGTTATAGAATCCATTGAATGGACCGAAAACGACAGTTACAATAGACGAAACTATTTTGTATTTCATGGGGACGTTATAGACGTGTTCATTACAAAGTACAAATGGATTGCAAAGATAGGATCGATTGGTTACGACCTAGCGCTCTGGTGCAACAGGTGGTACAACCGATACAGAGCTTGGAGAAAGTTACCTTACCAATCCATATCAAAGGACATAAAAGCAGGCGTAAAAGCTGCCACCAATTATATAAACGACTTCGAGACCGCGGCAATACAGATGGCCAAAAAGAGAGGCTGTTACGGTGCAATTTGCGGTCACATTCACCAACCTGCAGATTTGACGATCAACAACAATAGATACATAAACTCAGGAGATTGGGTGGAAAATAGAACAGCGATTTTAATGGACAACGATAATAAATTTACTTTATTCGAATTTAAAAATTAACAAACATGCAAGTATTATATTTTTCTGCCGCTTGGTGCGGTCCTTGTAAGGTTTTCAAACCAGTATTACAACAAACTTCATCAGAATTGGGAATCCCAGTAAGTTATATAGACGTGGATTCAAACGGACCTATGGCCCAACAGTACGGCATCAATAGCGTTCCAACTTTATTGATAGTGAACCCAGTTACAAGTCAAGTAGTGAAGCGCCAATCGGGCGCAATGAGTAAGCCAGCATTGACCCAGTTCTTATCTTCGGCTAGATAACGTATATTTATACCTAAAGGTTTTATTCGTAGTTATGTTTAAAATCTTTTTGTATGAAGTTATTAACGTTATTACTATTGATATGTCCTCTTTTTGTTTTATCCCAAGAGGCAAAGTCTAAGATTTCGGTAAACACTGTTAGAAACAGCGTTAAAATGGGCCCAATGACCGGGAATTTAAACCTGACATTCGGGGTCAAAAATATTATTCAAGAGGTTTTACAGGACAAAGGTTACACACTAGTTAACAAACAAGACGCGGATCTTTTTGTCGACGTGGAGATCGTATACATGGACCAGCAAAAGACTGCTTCCAATGTAGCCATATTCCACAAGGACGAAAACGCGGTGGTTATTAGAATGCTTGGTAAATTAATCGACAAGCAAGGAAAGGTTGTTAAAAAGGAGTTGGTGACCGACGAGTCTTCTGAAATATCCACATCTACGTTATTGATTTCAGAGTCTGGAGAGTTTAACTCAACCGTTATGAGAAACGCAATTAAAAAAACATGCGTTCAGGTTGTGTCTAAACTACTTTAAACTATGAAAAAAATTGTATTATTTTTAGGGATACTTTTGATATCCCTTTGTTCTTTTTCTCAAAACATAACTATTAACCAGGCGATAGTTCAACAGCCTCCTTATCACGTAGGAGATACTTTGACCATCAGCTATACGGTTACTAACTCTGGGACAACACCTCGTTATTTTTGGTTGAGATACCAATACAATAACGGTGCGTTACAGTACGTTCCTAATAGTACAGTATTTTCTCAAGGTACTTCTTCTCAAACTTACTATACGAGCTGGAACAACTATCAATTTAGTTCTTACCCAACTATAGGCGTAGGAGATTTGTACGGACAGTTCCAACACACTCCATGGAATTACGCAGCAAACAATAGCTGGAATATTGGTCAGTTAACTGTACAAAGAACCGACGCACCAATTTCAGGGTTGATAGCTTCTCAAAAATACATTTTATTAGATCAGAAAGACTACACATATATTCACAAGCTTGATCTATCAAATGCTACCGATTCTGCAGGTAAAGCAATCGCAAACATAGGATCTCAAGTGTTGGATTTTACTATTCCTACTTCTAACGTAATAGGAAACACGTCGTCTTATAAAGTTGCTATAGCGTTTCCACAAGGGGACACAACTATCACAAACTTGAACGCCCAGATAATGGGTCTTAAAACCGATGGAACTACCGATTGGAGCAATCCTCCAATTGCGCAAACTAAGTTTAACGCTCAAGGTATTGCTACGTTTACGACTTTAAAAGTGGGTCAAAAATTTGCAGTCTACGTTACTCCGTCTTTTGGTAAACCTTACTTGGACAATATCGTAACAGTATCCAACGCTTACAAAGCTTTCTTGGGTGTTTCTGAAGTTGGGTTGACCGGAACTAACAACTATTTTACTTACCCTACTTTACAGAAGATAATCGGTCACGTTGGTATTCAGGATTCTACGTTTGACAGCAACGATGCGTATTATTTATTTGCTTACGTAATGGGCATAGACGTAAGTTCAAAAGCAAGAATCCCATCGTCAACGGCTACTGCAATGAGTTTCATGTCAGGAAAGTATAATAATTGGGCAGCAGGATCTTTGTCAGATCACACATTCACCATCAACTCAATTAATCAAATCGATACTTTAGCTTACGCTTACGGTGGAGACTTAAACTTCTCTCACTCAACGGATCCTTCTTTAATACCAGGATCGGTTGCAGGCATGTCAGTTAATAGCGCTGATAAAATATCTTCTTTCTCCGTAAACACAGCGGCTCCAACTATAACTGATGCTTCGTTGAATTTATCTTCTACTATAACTAACGGTAAAGTTATTTTGACTGGAACTTTAACTCAAGCTGGTTTGGCAGGATTGCAAGTTATATTACAATACGATAGCACTAAGTTAAGCTTATCGAACGTAGTATTCGACGCAGGAAACGATATCACTAACTTCTCTACGCACAATAACGGTAGATTGACTTTTGGTTCTATAGATCAAATTAAAACTGCTAGAATTAAAGTTGGAGTTCCTTACACATTAATTTTTACACCTACTGTTCCATTGACTGACGCAACTGGATTGTTCTTTACAGTGTTGGCCGATGCGGTAGACGGTAGCGGTAACAAAGTTAAGCTAACAGTAGAATAATGAAATCCTTAATAGTTGCATTCTTATTATTAATTTCTTCAATAGCTTACTCTCAATCGGGAGTAGGCTATTTGAATTATACGATATACAACATTGCAACTTACAATGGTGGTGCGAACGTTTACGCTAACAGCGCTACGGATTTTAACAATATGTTTAATACCGCAAATGGTACTACAATATACAAATCCGGAGTTACGACTGCAAGCAACGCAATATACTTTAGTCAAACTTTTTTTACTGGAGTCCCTAACGGTGGCGCTTATTTCGGAATCAAATCCTATGGTTACTTTATTCCAAAAGAGACCGGAACTTATTCCTTCGCAATAGACGGAGACGATGGAGTTGACTTCTCTTTGAACGGAGCTGTGGTTACTTCGGAGTACGGTCCTCACGGATTTTCAGGATATCGTTATGGATCTATTAATTTAGTCGCTGGTCAATCGTACACTTTTGTGGCCAGAATGCAACAAACCGGCGGAGGATGGGGAATGTATTTAACTTGGAAAAGACCTTCTCAATCTTCTTACGCAGTACAAGCAGACGAACTCTATTCTACGCAACCTACAGTAACACAACAATTGAAAGTCCAGTTTAATTTCAATTTTAACACATTAATAACACCGACCAATTTTAGCACTAATATCTACACTTACGCTAATAACGCTTACACTTTAACTCCAAACAATACTGCAACTGCGATTAGCACTAGCGATACTGTGGACGTAAGTACTAGCGTGGATACTACCAAAAATAAGGCCGAAGCTTTGGGACTAACGACCACAACCAATTTAACTTCCTTATACAATGGTATCATAACCGTGTCGAATGTGTATCTAGCGTTTCAGGAATATTCTAACAAAGGGCTACTAGGAAACACTGCTGGTAATTACTTTACCTCTGCTGCTCAATATATAGCCGCTGACGTAAACAACGATGGGCAATTTGACGAAACCGATTGCTACTTACTTTTACAACATTTGACCGGCAAAAAATCCTTAGTGTCTACTTTACCCAACATGCTAAAGCTGTACAATCAATCTACTTACGATAGTATCAATCACACCAATTGGAGCGCTTACAGTGGAACAAGATCGTTAGTACCTTTCACTTTACCGAGTGGAAAACTTAACGATACTTTCTACGTGGCCACTATATGGTTAGGGGACGCTAAACTTAGTTACTCTACCAAACAAACTGCAGGAGTAGCAACGTTTTCCCTTGAGTCACCGGTATCGAATAAGATTCAATCTTCGATAGTGACCCAGTTGATAGGCGACAGTGTTTACGCTACCATAACCCTAGATCCTTTACAGCAGGCAGTGGTAGGAACTCAATATCACTTGAATTACGATAGTTCGATATTGCAGTATCAAAGCGCGACTTTCACCACTGTCAATAACTCTAATAATTTTTCTACGAACAAGGGACAGTACATAAACTTTGGATCTTTAATCACAAACGGCACTGGGATGCTCGACAACACGACCAAATACGTTATATCGTTTAAACCTTTAGTAAAATTAACCAACGTACTGGGTCTAATAACAATAACACCCATAGATGCAGTTAATCAATCTGGGACCCAATTAAAAATAACGGTAAATTAATGAAATGTATGAAAACTATAATATTGTGTTGTATGCTTTTTATAATATCGTGCACAAAGACTGTTGCGCCCGTACAAAAAGTAACGCCGGATAAGAACGTATTTGATGCTGCGCAAAATACTGTTTCCAACGGACAAGAGATACAATTTACGTTAAAATCCGCAGGGACCTACACGTTGACCATGATGGACTCCATAGAAAATCAGGTGGTTACCAGAGAAATAATCAAGGGCGTCATTGGAACCAATAAGCTAAATATTTATACCAGAGCTCTCCAAAGCAAGTACCTATATTTATTGCTAGAGGACAGCACAAAGAACCAAATAGTCAAAACGACTTTAATTGTCAACTAAACTAATAGAAAATGAATAAATTATGTACAATAGCGGTTGCGTTTATCCTGCTTGCTGGATGTACTAAAGATGTGTCTACGGCTTCTGTGCAAACTCCTACTAATTTGGTTATCGGTAGCTCAGTTGGTATTAAATTACAGACTGTGTTCGTAACCAGCGAAGTATCAATGAACGTTAAGACTAGCACAGCTCAAACTGTGACTATCAAAATATTGAATATCACTAATAGCGTAGTATCCAAATCTACAGCCGATGTTAAAGAAGGAGACAATATCCTTAAGTTGTACACTTCTGCTTTCCCATCTTCTGCTTATAGAATTGCGGTATACGATGCTAAAGGTGCATTATTAGCAATAACAGATTTTAATAAATTATAATATGGCAAAAGCAAAAAAAGAACAAACGCCTGACGAAGCAATGGCTAAGAACGAAAAGCACAACGATGGCTCAATGTCTGGTTTGAAGAAAACAATCATTGGAACTGTCGGTACTTTAGTTACCGCTGGTGGTGCATTTTTAATGACCTATTTACAGAAACCAAAAGAGACAGATGCTAAAGCTCAACCTCAAACTCAGCAAAGCATTAACATCAATATCCCAGCTCAACAACAGCAAGCTGCGGGTAGCAAAACAGTAATTATAAAAGAAAAAGCTCCAGCTGACAAAGACTTAAAGAAGGCAGAAAGATCTGAACAACCAAAGCCTAAGAAAGAAGGGGACGAATTTAAAGAAAAACCAGCTCAATGGTAATTTATGGCAGAAGAAGTTAAACAACCTAACACGGGTTTTAGAGACCTATTAAATTCAGTAATGAAACGTAGATGGTATATTACCGCTATGGTTCTAGGTGGATTTATTTTAATCATAGCAGGTATATTTGCCGCTATCATGATGAACACAGCAATGGCCGCTGGATGGAAAGAGTTACTAATGTTATTATTAGGAGCCTTCATCGGTAGCTACGGTAAGATCATCGACTACTGGTTCAGCGATCAGGACAAAGACAAAATGTTGGTTCAAAAGATGGACGAGGAAGACGGTACCACACTTTCTAACACAAACGATATGAAGGTGACCAACACTCCTCCAACTCCGTTAATTCCAGACGCGTTTATCGCCGGAGCTTCAGCAGCAAGGGATTTGGCCGTAGTTGAAAACAAGCAAGATCACGAATTGGCTGTGGCTCAACAAAAGCACCAACACGAGATGGAAAAGCTAGAGTTCGAGCACCACGAGCACAGACAGTGTCAACACGTGTGGGGTGATAGCGATCACGACGGTCATTTAGAGTGCCAAACCTGTGGATTACTAAAAGAATCTTGGGACGATTCCCACTAAACAATAAAAACTAAAAATTAAAGACTATGACTTTCAAAGAATGGCTTATTGATCTTTTCAAAGACGAAAGAGGATCAACTTCAATCAAACCAGTAATTGGTTTTGTTGGTGCATTATTTTTATGCGGTACTATGTTGGCTAACAGTTTTTCCGAAGAACGATTCAAACCTTCTGCAGAATTAGTAAACGCCGTTATGGTGATTACCGCAGTAGGAATGGGCGCGGATACTTTGGACAAATTCACCAAGAAAGCACCAACAGATACACCAGCACCTCCAACAGCGGAATAAGTATTCCACTATAAATTTAAAATAGACTATGAAAAAAATTATCGATATATTAGGTAAAACATTTTTAGTATTCGTTTGTGCTTGGGTAGCATTCGCATTTTCTTTTGAAGTGTTTATGATCTATGTCCATTTTACAGACGAAGAAAAAGAACAAAGAATGGCGACAGAGTTCGAATGGAAGTTCGACGCAACGTTCAAAGACAGCCCGGACAATATATGGTACAAATCACCAAAAACCAAATAATATGAAAAAGATCATTACAATTTGTGCGTCCTTTATTTTATTTTTATGGTTAGTTATGTTTATGAGCAGCTGCACTCCAGTTAGAGTGGTAGAAACAACTACTACCGACAGTACAGGAAAGCAAATCAAAATCAAGACAAAGTACTATCAACAAAGCGAAGGTTACAGTGTACCTCAAGCAAGCGTTAACGTAGTAACAACTCCTGTAATTTACGGGGGTTTGTACTACCCATTCATTGCTCCAAGAATCATTGTTCCTGTAGGACCTAGAGTTTATTACAGACCATCTTATAGAAGACACTAATATGAAGCAGTTTATTTTTTTCTCAATATTAGTAATATTATTACCGGTATTTAGCTTTTCTCAAACTATTGGGTCAACTAAGACCGAAAACTATAAAGCGTCTTTCGAAACAAAGGTGGACATCAGTCAATTCATGGACTATTCTGGTCCTACGATTCCTATTCAGATATTGAAATGCGGTATCGGTGACGAAGTATACGAGCAGTATCCTGAGTTGAAAGAAAAGAAAGTCGGCCTGGGTGTTGCAAACATTACAATGGAATACCTTGAGAACTTGAATAGATTCACTTTTACAGAAGACAAGACAGAGATAAAAAATAGAATGGTAAAACAATTCCAAGCCAGTCAAGCTGGAATCAGTCAAGATAAATTGGACGGTAGGGGCAAGATCAGATTGGCTCACTACTTTGTTGAGATCGAAGTGTACGACTTCTCTGTATCCGACGATGAACAAGTTAATTTAAAGGACGGAGTGAAAGACAAGGTTGTAACAAGATTGGGTTTACAAGTTAGATTCACTGACGCAGAGACCGGAGAAATATTCGCGGCTTCTGGTTTGGGCGAAGCAACTACAACAAGAGAGTTAAGTTTGATTAGCGACGCTACGGTAAACGAAGTTAAGTTCAATCAATCTACTATAGGTACATCTACAAAAAAAGCGTTAGACATCGCGTGTTCTCGAATCTTATTAAGGATGGTTAAAAAGGGAATATTCAAAAGTTAGTATATGGCAAACGCAGCACCTAAGAAAAGACCGATGAGAAGTCACAAAGCGGGACTTAAGACTTTAAAGAGAGTTAATAACAACTTAGCTATATTGGCTAAATACAAATAATGAAAAAATGGCTGGGAGTTCTATTAATATTGGTTGCGTTCCTGTTTGCTGAAAAAGCAAAGGGCCAAACCTATACCCAGACATTCATAGACAAATGCACAGGCCAAACCAAAGTGGCCACTACTACCTACGTAAGCGGAAATGCGGTAGTATCCTTCTACGATCAAGTTAGAACCTTTACTCCACAACAAGTTCAGTTGGGTTTGTTACAAGCATGGTTACAGAGCGTTTACTTATCGTATTCTACTTTAGCGTGTCCAGTATCACAACAAGCAACAACAGTAATAGCACAACAAGCTGCTGCAGCGGCAACTTCTGCAGCATCAACTGCCGCGGCTTCGGCTGCATCTAGCGCAGCAAGTACCGCAGCGTCTTCTGCTGCAAGTTCTGCAGCTAGTAGTTCCGCCGGTGCAGCAACGTCAAGCGTAAGCGCAGCGCCAACCGCGGCTCCGTCCACTGGCAGTTCTAGCACTACGACCCAAGCGAGTGGAGGTGGCGATCAAAGTTCTTCTTCTAATAGTTCTACTACTACGAGTGGAGGCGGAGAATCTTCTTCTAATTCATCTTCGTCTTCATCGTCCTCTTCTACGAGTGGATCTTCTGACAACAAGAGCAGTAGTTCCTCTTCTGAAACAAAGAGCGAATCCAAGTCAGAAACCAAATCAGAAGAGAAAAAATCCGAGTCAAAATCAGAAGAAAAGAAAGAAGAAAAGAAAGAGGAGAAAAAGAAGAAAGAGAAGAAAAAATCGGAGAATACAAATCCGATGATATTCTCTGCGGATCTGAGTGCAGCGGAAACAGCTCCTAATAGAAAGATAGTTCCTACAATGAACATAGGAATATCCAAGTCCTCGATGACCGGAATGTCCAGCATAGGCGTTAACTCTTCGATATTCTTGGACTTAAGCAAAGTGGCCGTAGGAGGTAGTTACACTCAAAATCAAATGAACTCGAGAGGACAGTTAGAAGCACTACACAATTTCGGTCTTACGTATTTCACCGACTTCAAAAATCACATGGTATTCCCTGCCTATACGTACATTCAGCCAATAGACAAACTTATCACTGGGTACAACCTGAGCGCTAACAGCTCGTTCGTTCAAGGCGGATCGTTTAATCTATCGCCTTCTATAATCAGCTTCGCCATGTATCCCTTACAGTTCGGCAGGAAGATAATAACCCCGGACATATTCATGATATCGGCTCCATGGTCCTACGCACCTAATACGGGTCAACAGACTAGAAACAGGGACCTAACGTTCTTGACAGGCTTTAGTACGGACTTTAAGATCACTAGAAAGTTTAAAGTGAACTTCAGTTTTAAGACAATGATGAGCACAACTGGTTCAACATCAATGAGATCTTTCATGATCGGTAGCAGGTTAAATTTATAAGCCTCACTAAAAACTTTTATTTCTCTATTTTACCAGGTTAGGGTATATTTGTATCCTATCATTTAATAATCAAAAACAAGAAAACCATGAAAAAAATCATGATCGCTTTCTCAACAGCTTTATTATTGGCTGCTTGTGGAGGTACTAGCACTCCCGCTGCTACAACTGCAGATTCAACAAAGACTACAGTAGATTCAACAAAAGCAACTGCGGATACAACTGCTAAAGCTACAGAAGGCGGAGCTAAAACAGAAGCTCAAGTAAAGTAATTAAGAGATCGCGTCAGGAAAAGGCCTGTAACACTACGGAAACCAAAACGTGTTTAATTTTAAATTATTAGTTATGTATATGAGAGTAAAGTGTATCAAAGCAGACGATACTAATATTTTAGTAGAAGATGCACTATATACAGTAAATGCAGTAACCACGAAAGGCAATTACATGTTATCAGAAGTGACTCCACCTCAAGGTTTTAATTGCTTTGATAAAAACAGATTTCAAATATTAGAAATTTGGGACGAGTTACCATCATTATTCGAATTTGATCAAGAAGAATTAGATCGAATTTTCTCTTAATTCATATATTTATAAATTCACATGGGGATGCTTTGGAATTGATTCACAATTCGGAGGTAATACTACACGCAGAGATAAGTACTGTATCTCTTTAAACTACGTACAAACAATAACCGTAGAATTATCTACAATGACCTTCGCAGACTTAATGTCTTTCGTAGGTGCCGACTTAGCTGTAGCAGCCTAGTCCGCAATCGGGTCGGTGCACATATAACCTAGGAACAGAAGTGTTTACAAAGGAGCAAACCTGACGGCTCCTAAAATCCGGTCAGGGGGAAGTTTTCTTGATAGTCGTAAAATCAAGTGGTGGTAAAGTACCTTAAAACCGTACGACCCCTACTAATCAGATAGAATAAGTACCCGTACCGCTAACGTAGGGCTAAGTAAGATGCAATTCCGTACCGCGGGGAGTAGAATGCTTATTACGTCAGATTAACTCTTGCTTCTGTGTACAGAATAGCTAAGCGTGTGAGACGTTGGTATTATTGTTCATTGTGAAGACGGGAGTTCGACCCTCCCCATCTCCACGACACTTTCCATCCTCTACACATATTTATAATAAAGTAGAGGATGAGTAAAGTAAACCTAAAATGTGGAAATTGTGATATTGAATTTGGCTACCATAAACCAGAATACAATAGACAAATTAAAAAAGGTAGAACTATATTTTATTGTTCTTTAAAGTGCGCAAGTAAAAGAGAGCAAAATATAGAACATATAAAAAAAGTAGCGAAACCTTTTAAAGGAGGAGAAAATAAGATATTGACAGAGGAAGGTTTTATTAGAGCATCTATGAAAGAATTTTTACGTAGAATTAAGAATAGAGCGAAAAATAAACCTGAAAGATTCGGAAATTATGATATAACGCTAGAAGATCTCATAGAAATATGGAATGCGCAATTTGGACAATGTGTGTACACTAAATCAAAACTAGTGTTACCTAAATTTCCAGAATATAGTAAAGCAAATTCCAACTATAAAGCTTCTATAGATAGAATCGATTCTTCTAAAGGATACATAAAAGGTAATATACAGTTTATCAGTGATATGATGAATCAGTTTAAGTCTAATTCATCTAAAGAAGAGGTAGAAGAATTTATAACAATAGTAAGATCTACAAATAAAAGGCTATGAAACAAGTATTAGTTTTGGGCGCAGGTGGCTTCATAGGAGGTCATTTGGCCAAGAGGTTGAAAGAGGAAGGACACTACGTACGTGCTGTAGACATTAAACGTCACGAGTACTTTACAGAGCAAGAAATGTGCGACGAGTTTATTTTAGGAGACCTAAGAGATCCTAAATTCGTTAAGGACATAATGATCGCACCGACTTTGAGCTTTGACGAAGTATATCAATTAGCTGCCGATATGGGTGGAGCTGGGTACATTTTTACTGGAAACAACGATGCTAACGTAATGCACAACTCTGCTTTGATTAATTTGAATGTGGCTTACGAAGCAGCAAGACAAAAGGTAAAGAGAGTATTCTACAGTTCTTCGGCGTGCATGTATCCAGAACACAATCAACTTGACGTAAACAATCCCAATTGCGAAGAATCCAGTGCTTACCCAGCGAATCCTGATTCCGAATACGGATGGGAAAAATTGTTTAGCGAAAGATTGTTCTTGGCGTTCTGTCGTAATTACGGTTTGGAAGTGAGGATCGCAAGGTATCACAACGTATACGGACCTTACGGTACGTGGACAGGAGGCAAAGAGAAAGCACCAGCAGCAATGTGTAGAAAGGCTGCAGAAACGCAGGACGGAGGAAGCATAGAAGTATGGGGAGACGGTCAGCAGACAAGATCTTTTTTGTACATCGACGAGTGCATAGACAAGACCTTATTGTTCATGAGACAGGACAACTTCGACGGTCCGGTTAACATAGGATCAGAAGAGATGGTATCGATCAATCAATTGGCCCAGTTAGCGATTAAAGTGTCGGGAAAAAATATTAAGATCGATAACATAGACGGTCAAGAGTTCATCGATAAGTACGGATACAAATGTCCGACTGGAGTAAGAGGAAGAACTTCTGACAACACGTTATATAAAGAAAAAATGGGCGTAGACGTTTTCTATCCACTGTTCGAAGGAGTCAAGAAGACCTACGAATGGATACACAAACAAGTAAATTAACGTAGCTCTCATCGTCTAACGGTTAGGACACCAGGTTTTCATCCTGGTAATACGGGTTCGATTCCCGTTAAGAGTACCGCATATCGCAGGATAGAGCAGAGGTAGCTCGGTAGGCTCATAACCTATAGGTCGGAGGTTCGAATCCTTCTCCTGCAACAAAAACAACTATCCGCCGCTGGTTTAACCAGAGCATGACTTGGATGGCGACTTAGAAAAATTGTGGATAGTTTGTTTCAATATTAAGGTTGATTGGGGAATGATATAGGTTAGCCTGTTGGTGGCGCTCAAAAAGCATTGGCCGACTGTATCGGAGTTTAAACCATCGTTAGTAACGCCAATCATAAAAGGAGTTGTCCACTGAACCATCTTCTCCTTTCCTAAACTAATAATCGTTCGAACGTGGAACGACGAAGACAGGGATAACATTAGTTAGTGCTCGCGAGGACTTCTAATTGACAGAAACTCCCTCCGTATCGTATGACGGCGCAGTTAGCAACTCTGAGGGTAATCTAAAAGTTGCAAATAGTCAGGTAGTGGATATGTAAGCGGGCTCAAGCTCGGTAAGGCAAAATTGGTGATGCTTCTTTTTACGAGACCATGTTGCTGGTTCAAGTCCAGCTCTGACTGCAAGGATGAGAGGAGGCGAAAGTGGAAGCACCCGTCATTCACGTGTAACTCGTGGTGCAGCAAGTAGTAACTTTGTTTGGTAGGCCAACCGAACCTCGTCCGATTTTGACCTTTAGTATAGCGGTAGTACAGGTGGTTTTGGTCCATCTAGCTGTGGTTAGAATCCATGAGGGTCAACTTAAATAAAAATAAAGATTATGTTATTAGAACTGTATTACTTTGCGTGTACTTTTTACTGCATCGTTAGATTGTACAAAAAATGGGACGCTCAGTACGACATGGGTGGAAACGCCATGGAATTATTAATGGTATTGTGCATTGGTTGGATCTTGGGTCCGATTGATTTCGCGATTATTTCTTACAAACACTTACACGCTAAAAAGAAAGAAGACGCTGTCGATTTCAAAATAGACAAAGAGGATCATATATATTAGTATGAGTCAAACAATGCTACAGCTTAATCCTACTATTCCCATAGTTAGAAGAAGCGACGGAATGAAAGGTTACGCGTACGCTATTATTGATTATTCTCAGGAACATTACGTATATTTCGTTTGTGGACTCGACAACGGTGATATATGGGTATTGAGCAATAAGGATGTATCTCTGCAAAGTAACGTAAGCTTAGACAGAAAATTGTATCGTGGTGAAAATGGGTTATCTCAGTTATAGCCCGGCAAACACACCCTCTCGTCTCGAGGGCACGGATTAAGAAATAGAAAAGTAATATGGGGTTGACCACCAGCATGCATGCGATTGTGTTACTTTCCGAATCTCCGTTTGAATGGTTCGAATCCTTCCGATACAGCAAATTTTTTATAAATTAACATTGTGCCACCACTGAGTCCTATATTTATAATCGCGAACAACCATCTCCCAAATACATACACAACCAAGTTTATGCCAAACAATAGAATTCTTTTCATCTTGAAGAGAAAAGAAGATTACAATGGAATAGTCGACTCACACATCGGCTTAAGTACAGGTTTATACAATTCGGCCAATTTCATGAACGAAATGTTACAAAAGGCCAACATCACATCGGACATATCGGTAGTTACGGACAACAACGACATCGATAGGGAAGTTACAAAATTCAAACCCACTCACGTAATCATCGAAGCTTTGTGGGTAGTCCCAAGCAAATTCAGCGTATTGTGTAAGTTACATCCTAACGTTAAGTGGATCGTAAGACTACACAGCGAAACTCCATTTTTGGCCAACGAGGGCATAGCTTTCGATTGGGTTGCTGACTACGCTAGATTCAAAAACATTACCATTGCAGCAAACGCACCAAGAGCTTTGGAAGAGGTTAGACTGTACGTAAAGACCGCTTTGGGAATTTCCAACGAAGAGGTAAAAGACAAGATAATTTATTTACCAAACTTTTATCCGCAAGAGTACAAGTCAAAACAATTGGACAAATCCAAAGAGTTCGTAGACATCGCTTGCTTTGGAGCTGTACGACCTTTGAAGAATCACATGGTTCAGGCAATTGCTGCCGTGAAGTTCGCAGACAAGATAGGCAAGAAATTACGTTTTCACATAAACTCGGGCAGAATAGAGATGAAAGGGGACGCTATAGTTCACAACTTAAAAGGATTCTTTACGCAACTTTACCCTGCAGGGCACAGACTAATCAATCATATCTGGCAACCAAGAGAGGAGTTCTTAAAAACCTGTGCGACCATGGACATCGGTATGCAGTGTTCATTTTCCGAAACATTTAACATCGTTGGAGCGGACTTAATAAGCCAAGGAGTTCCATTAATTGCGTCCACAGAGATTCCATGGGCCAGTACCCTATTCTGTGCCAATCCAGTAGAGTCAGAAGACATGTACAAGATTTTACTTAGAACGTATAATATTTATAAGGTGAACGTATTTTTAAACCGGACATTCCTAACGTCATATACTAATAAGACAAGGAAGATATGGATCGAATACTTTAAAAACTAAAAATAACACAATGGCACATCACAAATTACACATCTCTTATTGGGAAAACGGAGAATTGGTACATCAAGAATCAGAACACGGTAGTCAAGATGCAGTATACAAAAAATTAGAGGAATACGCTAAAAACTTCGCAGATTTCTTATTCAAAGTATACGATCACGAAGGACAATTATTGGAGTCAAAAGCAGTGGGCGAAATCAGCACCTACGCTTAGTGATCCATAATTGAACATATTTATTAGAAATAATTATTTAAATGGCGCAATTTAATATATCCAACCCTAACTATGGGTTCAGCGGTACCAATACCTCTGATGGCGGATATTCTTTACACACTCAACCCTCAGAAAAAACATCTGATAACTTCGGTCGTCAGAAAGTAACAATTCACCAAAACGTATACGAGGCCGATTTTGAATACGGTCCTCAACCTTTACGTTGGGAAGGTTTGACTTACGGATCTGCATCTATTCAACAAGTTCCTAGTTTAGGTGGAGTTGTAATGCAAGTTGGTACTGGTTCTAACGATTTGGCTATTCGTCAATCTAGACCTTACCACAGATATCAACCAGGTAAGACAATGTACATGTCGGCTAACGCAAACTTCGGTGGTCCTGTAATAGGAAACTACCAAAGAGTTGGTTTCTTCGACGATTCAAACGGAGCTTTCTTTGAGCAAGGTTTGACTTCTTCTTTGAACCCTCAAGGTATGTACGTTTGTTTACGTTCAGACGCTAGTTTAACTGGATCTTTACCTGTAACTACTAAAGTATCTTTGGATCAATGGAACGGTGATAGTAACATTGCAAAGAATCTTAACTGGGCAAACGTTCAAATGATTTGGATTGAGTACGCTTGGTACGGTGCCGGTACGGTTAGATTCGGAGTAACTGCAAATAGCGAACAATACGTATTACACACATTCAATACGGCTAACATAGCTCAAGGACCTTGGTCTAGAACTGGTAACTTACCGGTTAGATACGAAGTAAGAAACAGTGGATCTATCGGTCAAACAATCGCAGCTCCTACTACTTTCGTACACTACGGTGTATCTGTGGTAGTTGAAGGTGGCCGTGACGCACAAAGAGGTTTCACTTACTCTTACGGTATTAATCCAACAGCACCAAGAGGTAGAACTGTACCACAAGGAGCTTTCAGATATCCAGTGTTGTCTATTCAGAATAGAACGATGGGTACTCAAGAGTATACGCAAGCTTCTGCTGCGATTACATCGGCAACAACGTCTAGTATGACTGTAACTGGAACTCCATGGACAGCAAATCAATGGTTAGGTAAATGTGTTTATTTCGTAACTGGATCTCAAACAGCTCGTATTATTAGCAACACTAATAACACACTTAACTTCGTTGATATTGTTACCGGTCTTCCTATGACTCAATCGGCTCAAACCGCAGGTAGTCAATACACTATCGGTCTTGTAAACAGAGGTCAAATTTTACCATTGAACTTGGTAATTTCAACAGATAACATTTGTACAGTAGAGTTGATTTCAAGTACTCCTAATAACCCGGTAGTATTAACAGGATCTAACTTCGTACCGATGAGTACATTAGGATCTCTTAACTCTTTCGTAACAAGAGACATCTCTGCAACTGGAATGAACTCTGGTAGTGGTGAAGTTGTATACGCTTTCGTTGCACCAGCAGGTGGATCTGGCTTACAAGTATTTGACTTAAGTAACTTATTCCCATTGTACAATACAATTAGAGGTAACTTACCTGACATTTTAACAGTGGCTGTAAGTACTGCCAATACTGCATCTAGCGTTGGTTGTCACTTCGTAGGTCAAGAGGCAATGTCTTAATCACATAGATTTTATATTTTATACTTAATAAGGTATATTGTATATTAGTAGAATAATCAAACTACTGAATACAATGTACCTTATTTTTTTATCTATAGTACGTAAAACCAAGACTTTATACCGAAGTCTTTCTTTTTTATTCGATTACCATATTGGATACTTTATGTACAATGGAAATATGACCCATCGTTGGGAACAATATATGAAAGATACTTACCCTGAAAAATTTAAACAATATAAATAATGCAAACAAGACCACAGCCACAGCCACAAGTAGACTTAACAAAAACTACCGCTATACAATGTGATTCATGCGGACACAACGTATTCAACGCAGGACTCTTACTTCGTAAAGTCAGCAAATTCGTATCCTCAGACGGCAAAGATGGAGTATTACCCATTCAGACATTTTACTGCGTTAAGTGCGGTCACATTAATCAAGACTTTTATCCTCCAGAATTAGTAATCAAAGACGCAAATGAGCAATAATAAGGACATATACGGAGACAACGTAATCTATACAAAAGAAAATACAAGACAGATACTAAAGACAGATTCTATTGTTGATTCTATTGTTGATGAGTTTATCGATAGATCAAGAGTGGGTAAGTTAAAATACAATACCGACCTTGATAGAACCGATCTATCGTTATCAGAGTGGTTACAACATGCAATAGAAGAACACATGGACGCAATATTGTATTTAAAGAAAATCAAATCTACCATAGACGGTAAAAAATAAGTTATGCCAAAAAGGGAATCCACCATAAATTACGCTTACCAAAAATCGGTATCGTACTCTCAGTATTCAATGTACAAACAGTGCAATTTTAGGTGGTACATGAACTACGTAAAGAAGCAGCGCGTATTCAAACCTTCCATTCACACTCTATTCGGTACTAGCTTTCACGAAACTATTCAAGAATACCTACGCTTAATGTACGAAGAGTCCGTTAAGAAGTCAGAAGAGTTCGATTACGAGACCTTTCTTAAAGAGCGCATGATTGCCAATTACAAGGAAGAGATGGAGAAAAACAAGGACGAGCACTACGTTAACAAGGAAGACTTCAACGCTTTTATCCAAGACGGTATCAATATCATGTCATGGGTCAAGAAGAACAGAAAGAAGTACTTTACCACAAAGAAAGTCAAGCTAGTGGGTATCGAGATTCCAATGGAGCAATACATAGTGGACGATATTCCCAACGTCATCATGCAGGGTTATATAGACATCATATTCTACGACCAAGATCTGAAGAAGTACATAGTCATTGACTTCAAAACAAGCACCGGAGGGTGGAAAGATTCCGATAAAAAGGACGAGACCAAGCTTAGTCAGTTATTACTTTACAAACACTTCTACTCAAGGGCTCTAAAGATAAGCCCAGAAGAAGTGGACGTAATGTTCATGATCGTCAAAAGAAGACCGTTCATAAGCGAAGACTTCCCTACGCACTGGGTACAAGAGATTAAACCGGCTCAAGGAAAGGCGAAGCTAAAGAAAGCGGTAGAAGAGTTCGAATCCTTTGTAAGGGACTGTTTTACTCCCGACGCCAAGTTTATAGAGAAGGAATACCCCAAGAATTTTGACAGCTGTAAGTGGTGCGAGTTCAAGGACAAGCCAGAAATTTGCTCTAAATCCTAACTATTTTGTATATCTAGATATATTTACACATTTATGTAGATATTTATAGAAAACAGTAATATGACACTAATAAAACCAAAAAGGGCGACTACGTCCCTGAAGATCCCTGAAACACTTTACGAGGACTTCAAAGTAACATGTATAAAGTCTAAGATGAACTTACAAGAGGTCGTAGAAAGAGCCCTGTATCTCTACATGACTGACGAGGGATTCAGAAAGACCATATACAATCAAATCAATACGCATTACACAGGATCTGAGAATGCAGGATTAATAAAATAAAAATCAAATCAACGTTATGATAGAAGGTTACATACCACAAAAAGACAGGAAAAAAATCCTGTTGTTATGCGACGACATTAGAATGACCAGCGGTATATCCACAATGGCAAGAGAGATAGTAGTAAGTACTGCTCACGTATTTAATTGGATAAATTTAGGAGGTGCAATCAACCATCCTGACCAAGGTAAAAGGTTGGACATCTGCGATGATACCAACAACATCTTGGGTATCAAAGACTCTTCGGTGTTCATATACCCAATCAGCGGTTACGGTACGCAAGAGTTAGTAAGAAACATGATTCAGATAGAGAATCCGGATGCAATCATGATATTCACCGATCCAAGATATTGGACATGGTTGTTCCAAATGGAGAACGAGATCAGAAGAAGCATGCCAATTATTTACTTGAATATTTGGGACGATTTACCGGCTCCGTTATACAACAAATCTTTCTACGAGTCATGCGATACTTTGTTCGCGATATCCAAGCAGACAAAGATTATCAACGAACTTGTATTGGGCGAAAGTATCAAAGAGAAGATCCTTAAGTATGTTCCTCACGGAATCAACGAGAAGCACTTTTTCCCTATCAACGAATTTATGGTAGAGGAATACGCAAAAGTACAAGAGTTGAAGCAAAGAGTATTCAAAGGCAAAGAGTACGATTTCGTATTATTCTATAACGCAAGAAACATTAGACGTAAGTGCGTATCGGATTTAATTGCTGCATGGTCTTCTTTCTGCGATGAGATCGGAGCGGAGAAAGCTAGCAAGTGCGTGTTGTTAATGCACACTCAAGCAATGGACGAAAACGGTACGGATTTACCGGCAGTAATTAACTTGCTTTGTTCAGAGGATCACAAGAACGTAATCATTAACGACGATAGATTACCGGTAGATCAGATGAATTTAATGTACAACGTGTGCGACGCTGTTGCTTTAATATCTTCTAACGAAGGTTGGGGATTGAGTTTAACAGAAGGCATGATGTGCGGAAAACCTATCATCGCTACAGTAACAGGAGGAATGCAAGATCAAATGAGATTCGAGGACGAAGAAGGAAATTGGTTCACGCCGACCAAGAAAATCCCGTCTAACCATTTTGGAACTTATACCAATCACGGTAAATGGGCATTCCCAGTATTTCCTACGAATATGAGCTTGGTTGGATCGATTCCTACTCCTTACATTTGGGACGATAGAGCTGACTTTAGAGACATCGCCAACAAAATTGGAGAAGTGTACGAATTGAAAACGGAAACTCCTGCTAATTACGAAGAAGCTTCTAAAGCAGCTCGCGAATGGGTATCTTCTGACGAATCAATGATGAGCGCAAGATGGATGGCCAAAAACGTAATCGATGGAATTAACGAAACGTTCGATAAGTTCAAACCAAGAGCTAAGTTCGAATTCTTTAAAGTAGAATCGTTAAAACCTAAAAGCATACCTCACCCTTTAACATATTAATCAGTTTATGAAACAATACGCAGTTATATCGTGTCCTATAGACACATACAGTGGATACGGAGCAAGATCGAGAGATTTCGTAAAAGCTCTGTACGAATTAAAGAAAGACGAGTGGGAGATCGAAATCCTACCGCAACGATGGGGTGCAACTCCTTGGGGTTACATCGCAGACAACGAAGAAGAATGGGGATGGGTAATACCTTTGTTTAATACAACAGGTCAATTGAAGAAGCAACCCGATTTCTGGTGCCAAATTACAGTGCCTAACGAATTCCAATCGATCGGTAAATTTAACCTTGGTTTGACAGCGGGAATCGAGACAACACTTTGTCACGCTAGCTGGATCGACGGTGTTAACAGAATGAACTTAACTTTAGTATCTTCTCAACATGCAAAGAACGTATTCCAGCAATCTACGTTTACAGAGACCAATCAACAAGGTCAGAAAGTAAGAGAGATCAAATTAGAAAAACCGGTTGATGTTTTATTCGAAGGTGCTGACTTGAACAAGTACTTCTTTATCGAGGACGAAAAGATTCCTGATACGGACTTAGTGACGACATTGGACACAATCAAAGAGGACTTCAACTATTTAGTGGTTGGTCACTGGTTACAAGGAGATTTGGGAGAAGACAGAAAGAATATCGGATTGACGATCAAAACTTTCTTGGAGACTTTCAAAAACAAGAAGAACAAGCCAGGAATGGTGCTAAAAGTATCAAGCGGTGGTGCAAGTATTATGGACAGAGACGCTATACTTGAGAAGATCGATCAAATTAGAAAAACTATCGACTCCAAAGATTTACCCAACTTGTATTTGATACACGGTGAATTGGACGACGAAGACATGAACTATTTGTACAATCACGGTAAGATCAGAGCAATGATCAGCTTAACAAAAGGAGAAGGATTCGGTAGACCTTTATTGGAGTTCAGCTTATCAAAGAAGCCAATCATTGTGACCGCTTATTCAGGCCACATCGATTTCTTATTCGCAGAGTACACTTCAATGGTAGGTGGTCAAATAACTCAGATTCACCCTTCTGCAGTAGTGGAAAACATGTTGATCGCAGAATCCGGTTGGTTCTCGCCTGATATCAAACAAGCGGAGTTCTATTTAAGAGACGTATTCGAAAAGTATACGAAGTATCAAGAAAAGGCAAAACAACAAGCGCACAAGTCAAAGACGATGTTCTCCTTCGACGAGATGAAGAACTTATTGTCGACTTACTTGGACAAAGTACCCAAGCAAGTTGGATTGACATTACCTAAACTTAAGAAAATAGAAGTTAAAAATGACAAGTAAAGAATTTGTTTTTCACGATATTTATAATAAAATAGAATGGAAAATTATAGAAAAATCTGGAAAGATCACAACGGAGCTATTCCATTAGACGAAAATGGAGTGCATTATGATATTCACCACATAGATGGAAATAGAAATAATAATTCAATAGAAAATTTAAAAGCGGTTTCGATACAAGAACATTACGACATACACTACAAACAACAAGATTGGAATGCGTGCATATTAATAAGACAAAGATTAAATTTATCTAAGGATGAAATAAAAAAAATAAACCAATACGCTGCGGAAAAAAGAAAAGGCATAGCGTGTCCTGAAGATACTAAGAAAAAAATAAGTAAGACCTTAATTGGAAAAAAACACTCTAAAGAAAGAATAGATAACATAATGAAAGGTCGAATGGAAGGAAGTTATTTAGGAAAAGGCGCTTATAAAAATAAGGGAATTAAAAAAAATAATGGTAGAACTGGTATAAAACATTCAGAAGAGGTTAAGAAAAAAATGAGTGAAGCAAAAAAAGGAAAGCCTCAACCTGATGTTTCTAAAAGATTTAAAGGGATACGACTATCTAATTCGCATAAAGAAAAACTTAGCGTTCCTAAAACTGAAGAAACAAAAAAGAAAATAAGTGAAAGTAAAAAAGGAAAACCTTGGAGTGAAGCACGAATATTAGCTCAAAAACAAAAAAAATTAAAAAAAATTTTATGACCTCACAACAATTTATTTTATGGCTTCGAGGATTCACTGAAGGAGTTCACGAATACAACGTGACTCCTAAACAGTGGACCCTATTAAAAGAAAGATTAGACCAAGTAAATGATGACGAGTTTGAAGAAACACCAGGCATGTTTCAAGATCATACTCTTCAATCGTATCCTCCATATTGGAGCTCAGATAGTCCATTTCGTGTTACTTCTCTTACAGGAAGTGGAACAGTAAGTAGTGGATTCGCAGTAACAACAACGCCGGGAATTAGTTCTATTACAATAGCTAACCCAAACATAGCATCCTTTGGTGATTTATCTATATCAACAAGTACATCGCTTCCATCGGGTAGTACTATCACCTTTACCAACAATGGTAGTCCTAATTGGTACGCTACATATTTTAACGATTTAAAACCAGACGACAATGATAGATAGTACATTAATGATGTGTCCTTTGTGCAGACAAGACGAGTGCTGCAACATAGAACCGATCAACGAGTTCCATAACAAGTACTCTTGCGTGGCTTGCGGATTCGAAACAAACGACTTGATGAGAGAAGGAGAGTTCGACTTCGAAACTTACGAATCAGACGATGCTTTTCCAATGTTATATAAAGACATAAAGAGAACAGACGAAATACACAGAGTCTGGTACCCAATGACCATAAACATAAAGGGCAAAGGCACAGTGTACGCATTTGGTAATAGCGCCGATAACTGGCAATGGAGAGCAACAAAAAGCGTTGCTTTAACAGAAGAAGAATTAGCATCACCAAAATATAAAAATCAAACTCATAAGTCAGATCCTACTTCAACTAAAGATTTTGGTAGAGATTTTTATGAAGCTTGCGATTACATTCAATTATTCGATATATGAGTAAAGTAACCATCAGCTATGCAGTGACAGCCTGCAACGAGGACCAAGAGCTTGATAGATTATTACAGCAGTTGGTTAATTACGCTGACCAGGAAGACGAGGTGATCGTCCAAGTAGATTCGGATAACGTAACTCAGAAAGTATTGGACGTAATAGAGAAGTACAAGACACAGTTTACTTCGGACAATTTGATATTCGTTTCCACTCCATTGAACAAAGACTTCGCTCACTTCAAAAATAATATCAAATCCAATTGCAAAAAGGATTACATTTTCTTCATAGACGCTGACGAGTACTTGTCTTTACCACTGATACAGCATTTGAAGGGTATACTAGAAACCAACTCTACTATAGAGTGCATCCACGTACCAAGGGTCAATACAGTAACGGGTTTGACAAAGGAGCACATCGCCAAGTGGAGATGGCAGGTAAACAAGAAAGGCTACGTTAATTGGCCCGACTACCAAACCAGAATCTGTAAGAACACTGACAAGATCAAGTGGGAAGGTAAAGTACACGAGAGAATATGCGGATGCCAAATCTACACTTATTTACCAGATACCGACGAAACTTGGGCGTTGTATCACCCTAAAGACATCAAGAGACAAGAAAAGCAGAATAGTTTATATGATACTATATGAGTAAAGAATTAGTTATAGCGGCTTACGATAAATACTTGGATTGGTTGGACGATATCGATCTTTCTACAAAGATTACGGTCTATAGAAAGGGAGACGAGACACCACAAAGAGAGAACGAGATCGAGATAGAATTAAACAGAGGAAGGTGCGTACACACTTTCTTTAATCACTTGCATATTAATTACGATAGTTTGGCGGATATTACTTATTTTGCACAAGACTATCCGTTCGATCATTGGCAAGACATCGTACAGGTAATAAATAACGATGCTCAAGATAGTCGATGCCAATTAAAGATAGGCGGATACTATGGATTCCATTGGAACACGATAACAATACCTTCTCCGTTAGGAGGTCGTATGTGGGACTTGAGCTTGTCCAAACAACACGGCGCAGGAAATGTATTAGTGTGTCAAAGCAACGGACAACCTCAGGACTCCAATCCAAACATAAACGTGGACAAATACTGGGACCTATTGTTTACCGACGAAAAGCCAACAGAGTACGAGTTCATGCCAGGAGGACACTTCGCTATTACCAAAGAACACGCTCACTTAAGATCTAAAGAATTCTACGAACTTGTGTGCGATCTGTTATTGGACGACGATAGTGCACCGTGGATGATAGAAAGATTAGAATGTTACATATTCAACCCAACATACAAATGATAAAATTAGAAAACATACAAGAGTTGGTAGGCAACCACGTAGCTCCTTACATTTATAATGCAAAGAACTTTACGCCCGGTATTACTCCAATTT